TGGGCCTTGTTGTTTACTTGGCATTACTCACGCGCCTACGGCTTGTGCTAGCGCGGCGCAAGCGCCTTGCTATTGGTGTTGGTTGGTTACTCATCATGTCGGGCTAATCCTTGTGCGTGTGTTTGTTATGTGTATGTCAATGCTTACACCATGTAAAGCCTAATGCGCTAAAGCCCCACCCACGGGGTTGCCCTAACCCGTACCCACTTAACTACTCATTGGCTGATTATGTTTACAGCCTGCCACGCCAGCGGCCCGGTCATTTCGTCGCGCACGATTACGGGCATAGCGTACTACCTACGTTGCCGTATGTTCCCAACTACCGTGCAACGGGCTTAGGGCTTGGCTAGTCCTACGCGCTAGGCGCTGGCTAGAAAACGTATGATTACAGGCAACTGGTTAGGCCGCCACACTTGCACAATTACGCCGGCTTTATCTAAACGCTCGAGCCAACGTTCCTGTGTTTTGCGTACTACTCCGATATCTGTTTTAAGTTCTGCGAAAACTAGCACACCCTTGCTGTTGAGTAACACCAAATCGGGGAAACCGCTATCGCCTTGAATATGTGTGGCCCATTTGCCGCGCCTGTTCATCGCTGGTAGGTCATGGTGCACTAACCAGCCATACCGAGTAGCAATGTCTATAACCGTATTCTTAAACTGTGCTTCAAGCATGCCCATTGGTGCCGTAATCCTTTTCTATTACGCGCTGCCAAATATCATCTGCTAAATGTTTTGCTGACCAGCGCACGTATTGTTCTACCTCGTTTTTGCCAATCCAATCAGGGCTAGTTTGTATATTTTCAATAAACCACATCATGCGGCTAAGTAATAATAATTGTTCGTCTACGTTCATTTCCCCTGCCTCATCATCACTAAAACTGTTAGCCAAACGCCAATAATTATGCCAATAATGTTAAACGCTGCATAAATCATTAGTCGGCCTTGCTACTTGGCAGGTTTTTTAACGCGTCAATAACTTGCGTGGCCTGCTCGGGGTTCAATGTCTCGAGTGTTACAGCGTCGCTATTAAGCGTTACCGCAATGTAATCGTGTAGCGCTGCCTCATCAAACCCCGCGCCCTTAGCAAGTGACTTAATAAAGTAAACCTGTTTTTGGCTGGCCTGTTTAGGGTGAGCGCTTGAGGTTTCGCGCCGGATTGGTGCTATTTGTGCATCAGGTTTTTTAGGGTCTTGCCGCGCTTCTATTTCATTACGGCTAGCAATGCTCTTGTTTATTCCAAACCCCATGTAACCCAACGCACGGCCTAACGCGCTAGTCATACCAACCATAAACTCACTGTTTTTGGTGTATGGGGTTTTGCCCGGGTAAGGCTCTGCAGCTGTAGCAATGCTCGGTAGTGGGTCTGTATCGTCGCGCCAAACGGTAACGGTGCAACGGTAAAACGTCGAGCCATCAGGCATGGTTACTACCTCGGCGCTGGTTTCCTGTATGCGTAAATCAGGGTAACGCTTTAACGCTTCTGCTAAGCGGGTAGGTACATCTACGTAATTGTCAATGTTAAACGCCATGTCGGGTGCCTTTACAGTTAGTCGGGTTAGTTAGTTATTTATAGCAGATTGGTATAACACAGTTGCCGGCAACATTTCCATAGGCCATAAATCGGCTTGTGGCATTGCGTAGCAAGGTACTGGTAGATCAGTTGCCCAACGGCCTGGCGTGTTGCAGCGTTTGAGGTTTGACCAGCCCATTAGGTTTACGGTGTAATCGTCACGGTTCACTATTGCCAAAACGTATAAACCGTTTTTGTCGTCTGCGTGTGTGAGCAAACGGCCTTTAGCGTGATATGTCGCGCGTACCTCGTAGCCTGCAACGTCGTTGGCGGTTATGTCATAGGGTCTAAAACCCCACTCAACGCCAAGGTATATGGCTAATGCCTGTTCACCGTAGCCACCGGTTAGCGCGGTTTCGTATGCGTTGCCGGGTAGGCGTTTGTTTCGCATTTTGTGCAGCTCGCACTCGAGGGCTTTTTTGTAGGCCACGTCGCGCACGTTAAAAATCTGCTTGGGCGTCAGTTTGACTGTTACCACGTCAGCCACCTAATGCTTCGATAGCCTCGCTAACGGCCTGCCAGCCTGTTGCGTCGCCGCTTAGGTCTAGGTCAGTTGCAACGCGCTTTAGTCGGGCTATTAGGTCTGCGTGTCGTGGTTTGTAGGGGATATGTGCGGGCCTGCATATTTCGTCTATGAGATCAAATACGGCCATTTGGTGTTTTGCCATTGCGTTTGCTGTTGGGTCTAACATGCGTCGGGTTTCCTCACTAATTGTGTTGTCGGGGTAGGGCTGTTCTTGCATTTAGTTTGCTGTTTTCCATGGTAGCCAACCGCTGTTACGCCAAATGGCAACCATGGCTCGAGTGTTTACGGTTGGGTCAAATAGATCGCTGCACGTTTCTACGATGCCTTTAGCCTGCAACCAACCGGTAGGCCAATACTGGTTAGGCCGGCACCAATAGCCGTTAATTTGGTAAATGGAATAACTGCCCCCGTTTGTGTCATGGGGGTTAAACGCGTCACTTGTGCATCGGCTTTCACGTACAGCCACTTTTAACGCGGTTTCTAGTTCGCTAGGCGGTAAACCCTCAGCAAGGGCCAACGTGGCTACCTGCGTGCATGTGTTCACGTATGCGGGCAATGTGGTGGTAGTGGGTGGGGTTGCCTCGTAAACGGTTGTAGGGCTTACGGGGCGGTCTAATGCGGGGTCTGTAGGCATAGGCAACAGGTATGCAATGCCGGCAGCTGTCAAAGTAAATAGCGCGGTGAACGCGGCTTTAATAGCAAGGTTCATAGTTTTTCCAATGGGTAAGGCGTTTGCCATGTACCGCCGGCAATGGTCTTAAACGCAAGTTGGCTGGCTAACACTTCGAGTGTGTCAGGGTTTCTAAAAATCTGTACTAATACTTCGCGCCCGTTTTCTAGTTTGCCTACAAATGCTTCATAGGTAAAGGTTTGTAGTTCAGTCATGCGCGGTAAACCTCTTTTCGTCGGTAACAAAACGGTAGTAGGCGCGTGTTACGCGGTGGGGGATACTGGCGCAAGCCCTTGCAAGTATTGGGTTACCGCTGCAGGTACTTTGTCACCGGGCCAGTAAAACCAATGCCACGGCTCGGCTGGCATTACCTCAAGTGACCAACCAAACTGAGGGCCTACCTCACACATAAACTCAAACGTGGCGCCCGACATGTTCGCAAAATCTACGGCAAGCCCAAGGTTATGCCGGCTGGTACCTGGTACCGCAATTGGCGCATTGCCCGGCTTTAGATAATAATTTTTGTTTTCGTACACTCGAGGTTTTACGTTCGGTATTGGTTCTAGTTGGTAGCGGGCTAAAAATCCTTGGCGCTGTAACGACGTGCTGCGGTATGTATCCCCGGCACTAATGGGCTTAAATTGTTTTATGCCCTCAGCAAATGCGGCAGCTCTAACCGCGTTGTATGCGTTCGCTGCTAACGGGTGCAGTTTGCCAAACGGCTTAACGTCTACTAGCAGGCTGGCGGGTAGTTCACCCGGCTTAACGTGCACCAAATTAGACGGTAAAACCAGTTTCTTAATCGGTGGATGCACTTGAACCGGGCTTACTCTTTAGGCCGTTAGACGCAACCAGCCCGCTAAGTGTGCCAGTAAGGAAAACGAGCAAAGTGCTTAAAAGGTCTATGAGCTGGGCGTCAGTAGGCGCCTGTTTTTCAGGCTGTTGGACAAACAGGATGCCGTAGATAAATGCCATAACGGTAAAAGAAAAGCAAATAGCCATTAGGCGGCCAACGAAAACTATTAGCCCGGCGTGTTGTTGTTCAGGTGTTTTATTCACATGCAACCTTTGTAAAGCATTGGTACTCGATATTCGTTTTAGAAACTGTGCAACCACTACAACCCCAAACTACTACGCCGATTAAAAGCACGTACCCGATCATATAACGCCATTTCATTACGGCTCGGGAATTGGTGGTGCTTCGGGCGCTACAAACTCACCGTACTCGCCTAACGCCGCGTCATAGGTATAACCAATGCCTGCGTAGGTACCTCTAAAGTTTCCGTTATATGAGGTTTGCAACCACTCGCCAGCAATGCCCAACGATGCTATAAACGCTTGACCTATTGGCTCGCTATCGGGAAATGGCAAGTTATCTACATCATCACTGGCAATAACGATTACTTGTAAAACTATGTTGCTGTCAATTTCTGCAAAATATGCCATGGTCAAACCCTAAACCTCACGTAACAAATACCTGAACCGCCGGCACCACCGTTATAAATTGCGGAACTGTCAGCGCCACCGCCGCCGCTTGCTGTGTTCGCTGCAGCTGCTGAACCGTTGCCGGAACTTCCACCAGCACCGCCAACACCTGAACCACCAGCGCCACCAGTAGTACCACCGCCACCA